TTCTTCAGCAATATTTATTTCAGGTATATCAATTCCTTTTTGTTGGAGCTCTTTCATTTTCTTTTTAGCTCTCTTTCTTTTTCTACTTCCAAATAAAGCATAAGTTATCCCTTCAGGGACACCAAAGAATTGTTGATATAAATCAACTATACTACCCCATATGTCTATAATAAATTCTATCATCTTTCGTCTCTATTTTGTAAAGGATCTAAATTGTTATAATCTCCATCCCCTCCAGGAACACCAGCGCTACCTGCACCTCCTCTACTTCTATTTCCACTTCTTTTTGTAGTTGGGGGAGGATAATTGTATGGGGGTAAAGTATTATTTTCATCTACATTATCATCTCTAGACCTTTCCTCTTGCCTAGAAACATTGTCTTCATTATATCTATTTTTAGGGGGTTGTGTAGTGGGGCCAGGTGTTCTAACTGATGTTGGATTAGGTTTACTAAATAATTCTTCAGGGAATATTAATTGTTCTGTTTTTTCTTTTTCTTTAATCTCATTTTCTAAACTAGGTTCTTGATTTATAGTATCAAAATAATTTTCTACATCATCTAATTCTTTAGATGATAAAGTAGGATCTTCAATGGGAATATCCTGTAGTAATTTGGTTGTGTTAGTTATAGGTACAGCATCTACCCCAAATGAAGTAAAATTTGTAGAACCTAAATTTACAGGAATTAATTGTCCATTAGTCATATAAATAGAAGCATCATCATTTTGAATATCTTCATATGTAGGAATCCAAGTGTTGAATGGTAAATCTGCTTGTGATTGGCCATTTCTTATAATTGTAATAGGATTTCCATTTCTACCTTCTGTACTCCAAGGACTTTCTATATCTTTGTTATCTGATGGTTGTCTAGCTGTAGATCCAAATCTAATTGAATTTCCAAACCTTCCTTCTATTATAACATCTCCTTCATTTGGAAATAAATTTCTTATATCAGCTTTTTCAACAAAAGTATCTCCAGGAACAGGTTCAACTAATTCATTGTTTTCATTATTTTCTATACCATCACCTACATTAGTATTATCTACGGTATTAGTATCTTTTGATACTCCTGAGGCAGGAGAAGGTAATAAATTTAAATGGTTACTATTCCAAGGAGAAATAGGATTAAAATAATAAAATTGAACTGAATCTGAGTTTCCTTCTAGTAATGATTCTTTAGAAGGTCCTATTGTTATATAAACAATTTCTCCTTTTAAGGGAAATTTTTTAAAGTTAATATCAAAAGGATAAGCAATATTTCCTTGAGGATATTTTTTAGGGATAGATCCCTTGTTTAAAGTTTCAAATCTAATAGCTCCTATACCGACCCAACCACCTGCTACTTGAAATAAAGACTCCCCATTACTGTCTGATGATAAAGATACATCTATAACTCTAACAGGAATTAACCCACTAGTATTTAAATTTTCTTTAATTTTAGAAGGTTCCCTTAAAGTATTTGCTAAGGTGGGAAATTGTTCAGCCATTAAACCGCTTTTTCTATTTTTTCTTCTAGTTGAGGTATTTCTACTTTTTGATCTAGTTCTTGGAGTGATGTAAATAACATCTCTTTATCTTCATCTGTTAAAAGTTCCTCTGAATCAACTGCTTTGCTATTCATTGCTCTTTGAACAATACCTGCCATTTTAATTAGAGCATCATCATTTTTAATAGCTAATTCCATATATTCTTTAATTAATGGAACAATCATTGTTGCCTCACCTGGTGATGTAATCAATGGTTTTAGTCCTTCTATTAAAGAACGTAATTGTACTTCTTTATCTTTTTGGTTTACGTGTATCTCTTTTAAGAGATCAGAGAAGCTTTTCTTTCCGAATAATTTTACTTGTGAAAAATCCATAAGCTATGCTTTGGATATAAATATAGATATACTAGAGACTTAGAACCTCATACTAACAATCCCATGTTCAATATATTGAGCCATTAATTTTTTATATATTTTTCTCATTTTTTTAATAACTTTTGTTATCTGTGGTGTAGATTGGTCAGTCATTTCGCGTATATAAATATATATTGCTTTCTTATTAAATAATTCTATATTTTCTCTTTTACGGAAAAGCTCTAATATAGCATCAGCTGTTCTAGCATCTTCTTCTTTGGGGAAATGATCAAATAAATGTAAATCCATATACTTAAGCATGTAAATTATAAACTCTGTGGCCTTATCTTTAGGTTCTTCTATAGATTGGTTATTAACTATATCAATAGTTATAGATTGGTCTTTATCTATAGCATCAACTTCTGCTTTTTGTTTAAGTTTTTTATAATTGTTATTATTATATAATATTAAATAACGTTTAGCTATAGTACCAAAGTAAGAAAAAGCTTTACCTTTCTCTTGTTTATATAAATGAAGTTTCTCTAAAAGAAAAGCTGTTACCTCATGCTGCAAATCAGCTATGGTATCAACCTCTGTATAATAAAATTTAAAGGTATGAATGATATTTTCAGTTAATTTATGAAAACCATACCAAATACGTTCGTTATATATTTTATTACGTTTTGCTTGGTCGGTCTCATTAAGATACTCAATAATAGCTTCTTCAGTATCAGAAGTAAAATATTGGTTTTTTGTTTTTGGTCTTCTTTTTCTTAGAGTTCCTTTCTTAGTATAAAGAGGCCCCTCATCACGTTTGGGAGGGGTTAGGATATTACCCTTAAGACCTTCGTCAATGGGGAGATTCATTTATTTGTTAATATTATACTCGTTTATAAGTTCTTGAATCTCCTTTATGCCTTTAAAAAACCATCCTATTTCATCGTCTGATTCAAATATTTGTTTTGAATCAATTTCTTTAATTTTACGATTCGATTCAGACATTATTATAGACATATCATCTATATATTTGTCTCTTTTAATTAAGGCATCCTCTAGTTTTTCATTTTTACGCATCAAATTCCAAATAATATAGAATATGACCCCGAAAATAAGGATACCAACGTTAATTAAAATAATAGTGGTTGTAGACATTTAGAGATTCTTAACTAAATTCATTAAATTATTATTATCAGAACCTATTTTATCTAAGTTAGTATTAACTCGATCTTGTTTTGTTGATTTTGTCTTTGGTTTTTCATTACCAAAAGTATCTAACCATTCACGTTCAAACTCAATACGTGCTGCCATTAGGTCAGCTTGGTGTAGAATAAAAGGAAGTGAAGTACGAGGTTTTGTTTCGGGCATAAATCCTTTTAAATATGCCTCGTTTGCTTGATCATATAAACCATCGTGAGTTTTAATAGCAATCCATTCATTTGTAGTTAATTGAATTCCTGCTTGTTGTAATAAGAATAAGCCTCTGTCTGGGACAGTCATATATTCATTATTAGTGTTAAAGGTGTACATTTCACCTAAATTTTTCTTTCTCCATTCATCTTTAGATGGTAAAACGGATATATGTTCTAATGATCCTATTTTACCTAAGTCATGGTTTAAAGCGGCAACAAATAATTCCTCTTCTGTATAGGTATCTTTTGTTCCCATTTCCTGCCACACCTTATGAACCTTGAATGCGGCAGTTATAACACGTATAACGTGATCAACATAACCCCCCGGGAAGCAATTGTGATACGCTTTTTTATGAGAAGCAGGTAATAAAGCAATTCTTTCGTCTAGTTTATTATAAAAATCTAGAAACTGTTGTTTACGCTCGCCTTCAACATATTTTTCAATACCATTCAAAAGAACGTCGTAATTACTTTTTATTTGCTCCGCTGTTAAAACCATGTTAGTCTTGTGTTTCGTTATTTAGATAAGTTTGAGTTTGATCTATAATTTCTTTTATAGTATCAATGGTCTCATTTACACTTCTATGTTCACCTCTTTGTGAATTACTTTTTACAACATTAAGTTGATTTTCAATTTTTGCCAAATTACGTTGTAATAAATCTTTATATCTCATAATAAAATTCCAAGAGGATTTCTAGTGCTTCCTCAATCGTGTTAAATATACGAACGCCATTTAACGTCTCCAAATTTGTTTCGGATAATATATAAATATATTCTTCTGGGGATTTCTTAAAGTAAATGATAGGGTAAGATTCTGTCTTTAAATTTTCCTCTAACCAGTCACCCATTAACATATTTAATTCAACATCTATATCTGTATAGGGAACTTCTAATTTATCAAGTGCACCTTTTAAAGTTTGGCAATAAGTACAGTGTGGAAGTGTATATAACGTTATTTCCCCTACCCCTTTTCTTTCTATTTCCTTAACCCCCATTTCATAAATATTTAATTTTTTAAATCTCTCGTAATCAAAAGGTAATGTTTTATTTTTGCTTCTCCAAATTTTCTTGTAGGAGTTTTATAAATTTCTTTACTTTTTTTATTCCTTCTTCAAATTTATTTTCTTCAAATAAAGGTAATAAATCATTTTGTAAGGTTTCAAGTACAGGTTTAATTTCTTTTTTATCTACTGTCTCAAAAAGAGGTTGACCTTGATTCTCCAATTTAAACAAATATTCAAATTGTTCTAAAGAAGCATTTAAAAGTGAATTTTTTAATTGTGTAAATTCACCTAAAGAACCTTCTAGGGCATCTATTGTATTTTTTAATATATCTTCCATTTTTAATAAACTTGATTTTGAAGATCTAACCTCAACTCTTCAATTTTTTCTTTTGCAGAGTGTATATATCCATCTTCTATTAATTCTTGTATTTGACCTACTTGCATGTATAGTCTATATAACTTATTTTTTTCCATATTTTTTAAACTTGACTCAGCGGACTCCTTCTTAAAAAGCTAACCGACAATTAGTATATCCAATAATACGTATATATTATCTATATTCTCTATCTTTTAAATTTATTCTTTCAAAAAACACACTTGTTTGTGTAATACCATATTCGTCTTCTCTTAAATAATCATAACAATAATAATTATCTCTTAAAAATTTATATGCAATCATATTTCTAATACCATCATCTAAAACAATAATTGCCTTGTCTTTTTTA